CACTTCACTTAAAAACGCCGGAGTTCCGCTTGATGAGTTGAATAATAAACTGTCAAAAGATTTTCCTGATGCAACTGTCGCGACAAAAACTGCGATTGAAAAGAATATCGTCGGGGCACAGAAAACCATTTCTTCCTCTGCCGGAAAAGCATCTAAAGATACTACAACAGCAACAAATGAAATGGCAAAGACAGCTACTGATGATTTTGCAGAGATCCAGAAACAAGCAGACACTTACATGAGTAGCGTTGACACCACAACGTCTATGCATTGGGGAAATTCCTCAAGGGAAGCAACCTTGAAAGCCAGAGAAATGAAAGTTGCAGTAAGTACGGAACTTGGTTTCATGGACAAATCCGTAGCGAGCCATTTCAAAAGCCAATACAACATTGCATACGGCAAATGGGAGTCACTTGGAAAAGCTGTATCCTCTTACATTTCAAAGGATATGAACAGCAAAATCGGCAGTTCCTTGAATAGTGTTGTGAATACAATCAAAAGCAAATTTACCGGAATGTATAATGTCGGCAGAAATGCAATGCAAGAGTTGGCGAACGGTATGAGGTCTGTCCATATCAGCACGCCGCATATGTGGATGAACATGAATGCTTCTACAAGTGGAAACCATTATTCCTACAACTGGAATTCTGGTGTAAACTGGTATGCGAAAGGCGGTCTGTTCGGTAAGGCCTCTGGAAAACCGGAAGGTAATGAAAGGCATTGCTGACAGTATCATGTCTGGTTACGATGGTTCCATGGGATTGTCGGCTGAAGAACTTGCGGCGGCAGTGGAACGCGGTGTTGTTACTGCGATAATGAACAATGGTGGAATAGGCGGTTCTGCTCCTGAGTACATCATGAACAGCATTAAAGTCAATGAACGTGAACTTGCGAGAATTGTCACAAAAGCACAGGAAAACACAGATTATCGGATGAATCCGTCACCAGCCTATTGATTTTTGTGCCGGAATATGGTAATATATAAATACGCATAAGGGATGTTGAACCCGAAGGCATACTAAGGATAAAAGAGGCAAAAGCCTCAGGATTCTTTAGTATGCCTTTTTTTATTTGTCAGAAAATATTTACAGAAAGGAAAATAGATAAATGGCATCTAAAGTTTTGATTTTATTCTTTGCTTCTTTGCTGTCACTTTCCAATGCGGCTACACCACAAGTGGCAGAAACTCCTCAGATACAGGAAGAATCTACAGCACCTACAGCATCCGAAGATTCCACAGAATCCGTAGAACCTACAGAAACACCTGAATATGCTGCTGAGGATGAAAATGATTCGCTGACCGTTGAGGAAAAGTATGAACACAACCAGAACAAAGAAGATTACCTTGAAGATGATGGAGAAAATCTGATCTGGTACGATGTTCCGTACTGTGACGATCACGACTACGAAGTAATTGAAGACGACGCAGAAACTATGTATATCTGCAAGAAATGCGGATATTCACATTCTGAGTTCACGGAAGAATCTGAGGATGAGCCGGAAGAAGAACTACCAGAAGAAACCGATTCTGACGGCGAAGAATAATTTAGGTAAAACCAACAGGCTAACCCGACGGGGGACAAGTGCAATTCCATGATGCACCTGCCTGTTGTTTTTATACATCATGGATCTGTGACTACAAGGCAGTCACGCATTAACGACATGGAGGTTATCTATTATGAGTGAACAAATCAAAGAATTATCCCAAAATGAATTAGAAAGAAAAGTAGATTACATATTTTCACATAGATTTAATCACACTCTGCATGCTTATATCGATATTGCAGGTGATTTGACAGCAGGTGTTTTATTATCTCAAATTATGTACTGGTTTGATAAAGATTCAAAAAATGAGTGCGTCAGAACAAAAATCAAAAAGAAAGGTTATTTTTGGATTGCTAGGCGTAGAGATGAATGGGCAAACGAAATAAGAGTTTCACCTAAGCAGTATGATTCTGCGATGAAAAAATTAAAAGCTAGAAATTTGGTAGTTGTTGAAAAATTTAAAATTAATGGTGCACCAACAACGCATATCAGACCTAATGACGAAGTAATAAATGTTGCTATCAAAGAATGGAAAGAACAAATTGCCATTAAAATCATCAAGGACAATGAGGCTGAGCAAAATAGAGCAGATTCTTCAAATCAGAATTTGACAGAAGAAGAAATTTATAAAAAAGACGCTTCAAATACTGATGAATACTGGTTTTCCCCAAAAGAGGAAGTTCCAAATTCCAAAAAAAGGAAAAACCATGGAAATTCCCAAAACGGGAAAAAGGAACTTCCCGAAAAAGGAAACGCTTTAATTAATAAGAACTATAATAGAGATTTAGAAGAGGTTTATGGAAAGAGAGTTAAAGATTCTGATACTACTAAAGTAGTACCAGTAGATTCTCCATGTCCGGGTAAACCGGAAACAAGGAGCAACCAGTCTCCACTCGGAACGGGAATAAGTGAAATTCTTTTGCGAAAAGGAATAAACCAATATTGGATTGACGCTGGCTATGAAGAATATAAAGATTTGAAAACGAACGTCACTAATGTCATATTATATTTTTTGGAAAAATACAAAAGCAAAATGGGAAAAAGCCATGTCCATATGAAAGAAGAATATATAAAGATTGCAGTAGATGGGATTATTGCAATACCAGACGAAATGATTGAACTAGTAGATGCCTATGGCTTTGAATACATTTACAAATCATGTATTGATATGTATTTTGATACAGAATTCAGAGAAGATACAAATTATCGTATTTTTCATTTCATATCAGGTGACATCAGAAAAAATATTGCAATGAAACTTTCAGACCAAATAGAGTTGATAAACGATAAATAAAAACAAGTAAGCCCTGTGAAAACAGGTATACTATTATTGATTAATGGAAACAAACCAAAATCCATTTAAAATATCGCAGGTGATAATTTCCTCACATGACGTATTCAAATTGATTCTGGCAGAAAAACATCAAACAATAGCAATGATTCTAGACAAGCTACGAATGCCACCAGTGCTTCTTCTGGCAGGCAGTCTTTTTCCATACTGAATCATACAGCCCCGCTATGGTACAATAGAGAATCATAAGATGTTCACTATTGTTTCAAGAAAGGGGAAAATAAGGGCAGACATTTTTTTAAAGGTCGATGGCGTTGCGATGCCTTGTCCGTCAGCATATACGTGGGGCTTGAATGACATATCCGCTTCAAAGTCCGGGCGTTCCGACGATTCGGTGATGCATAAAAACCGAGTCGCACAAAAAAGAAAGCTGGCATTGCAGTGGAACGGCAAGGACTGGGCAACCACAGCGAAGATTTTGCAGGCATTCAATCCAGAATACATTCAAGTAACTTACCCTGACATGATGTCGGGAAAATACGAAACCAGAACATTCTACGTTGGCGACCGCAGTGCCCCTGTAAAATGGTGGTGGATAGGAAACCAACGGACGGAATCTATTAGTTTTGACGTGATCGAGAGGTGACAAAAGGCGAAATTTATCTAACGCTTGGAAAGAAAAAGTAAATAACGGGACGGATATACAGTACCTCAAATATGCCGACATCACTTTAACGGATGGAAACGTGTTTAATCTGACCAGTTCAGATTTGTGGGCAAACGGCGTAATGTTTGAGGATTCCGTATCTGGAGATAACAGTTTCGACATTGGATCCGCGATCATTAATGTGCTGACTTTGAGCATCAATAACTTTGATGGCAGGTATTCAGACTATGATTTCGACGGGGCAGAGGTTGCTTGCTACATTGGTCTTACTCTCGATGATGGAACAACTGAAAAAGTCCGCATCTGCACTGCAACAGTTGTAGAACAGCCGGAAGTTGAAACCGTGACCATAGATCTTACGTGCGAAGATAATATGCGAAAATTCGACCGTGATTATTCCGAGAGTAAATTAATCTATCCGGCTACAAGAGCACAAATCATTCGTGATGCGTGCAGTGTATGCGGTGTTACTCTCTTGACTACTTCGTTTGACCGGGATGATTATGTTGTACAGCAACGTCCTGCTGATGATGCACTGACTTTTCGACAGGTGTTGCAGTGGGTTGCTCAAATCGGCTGTCAGTGGTTGCGATGTGACGAATATGGAAGATTATGTGTGAAATGGTTCGATACCGGAAAAACAAATCCACAGGAAATCAATGTCACGTATAATTTCACGCCAAAACATACAGATGTCGTTATTACAGGAGTAAAAGTCACAGAGTACAGTGATTCTTCGGAAGATGTGGCAGGAAGTTATATTTCCGGTACAGAGGGATATGTGCTGGGAATTTCCGACAACAAGTTGATTCGCAAAGGTGATGGGGAAACGGTTGCGTCCATAATTGCTGAAAAATGCGTGGGAATGGTATTTCGTCCGTTTGAATCTCAATGTCCTACGGACATAGCTTTGGAAGCCGGAGACACGATCACAATAGAAGACCGGAACGGAAAACTGTATAACACCTACCTCACAACAACTACATTGCATCCCGGCTCGGGACAGACAATTGCCTGTAATGCCAAGAGCGCAGCTAAAAATAGCAGCACCCGGTATAGTCAGGCAACACAGACGTATGTGGATGCATGGAACTTGGTTGAGAAAGAAAAAAGCGAAAGAGAAAAGGCTATTAAGAATTTACAGGAATCTCTTTCTGTGGGAAGCGGACTCTTTGCGACTTACGTTCAACAGGAAGACGGAAGTACAATTTCATATTTTCACGACAAGAGCACTCTGAAAGAATCAAAAAATGTGATCAAAATCACATCTGAGGCAATCGGCGTATCAAATGATGGCGGTAAAACCTATCCGTTCGGATTCGAGTTGACCGGAACGATGATAACCAAACTTCTGTATGCCGAGGGAATCAATGCAGATTATATTGATGCCGGTGCATTGACAGTAAAAGATAAAGACGGAGATATTATCTTCCAGGTCAATATGGACACCAATACAGTATACATGAATCCAGACATTTTGATTATTGGCGACCAGACTCTGACTGAAAAGCTGAAAAGCATGGACAACAATATTGCAGAAGCAAAGAGCATGACCATGCAGTTGACCAACGACTACCAGAGCATCACCACTGATGCTGATGGAAATATCACCGGAACATTTCCGATCGTGACAACTACGGCGCAGGTCATGTATGGAACTAACGATGTGACCAATGATTGCACCTACACCATTACGAAATCCAATAACGTGACTGGCTCATGGAATGATTCCACACATACTTATACTGTGACCGGATTGAGCGCAGATAACGGATGGGTGGACATCAAAGCCACTTATCTACGGGCATTGTCAATCACGAAGCGGTTTACGGTTGCGAAGTTAAAAGCTGGAAAGAATGGAATCAACGGATTAGATGGACTTCAAGGTGAAAAAGGCGAGCAGGGAATTCCGGGCAAAGACGGCAAGGACGGAACTAATGGAGTAGATGGAAAAACATCATACTTTCACATCAAGTATAGTTCTGTAGCGAGTCCGACATCATCTAGCCAGATGACTGAAACTCCATCCACTTACATTGGCACTTACGTAGATTACGAACCGAATGACAGTACAGACCCAAAGAAATACACATGGTCGAAATTTGAGGGAACAGATGGCAAAGATGGTATTGCCGGAACGAACGGAACGGACGGAAAGACATATTATCTGCACATCGCCTACGCAAACAGTGCTGATGGCAAGACTGGTTTTTCCGTTTCTGACGGAACCAACAAGCTGTATATTGGTCAGTATACCGACACCACTAAGGCGGACTCTACTGACCCTGCGAAATATACGTGGAGCAAGATTAAGGGTGAACCTGGAAGAACTTACATTATTGAGCCATCCTGTACAGTCCTGAAACGCGGAGCAGACAAGGTTATCAGCCCAAACTTTTTGGAATTCAACGCATATTATCGAGATGGTGACTCAGCTACCAGATACGCATACAAGGGCAGATTCGTGATCGAGGAGACCGCTGACGGCAATACATGGACTACCATATACAGGTCGTCTACGGACGAAAGCACGGTTAAACATTATCTGTATACTGTTTTGACAGATGGAAATGGTCAAACCATAACAGGCGGCAACGGTACTACAGTTGGAATTCCGCGTGATATAACCAATATCCGGTGCAAACTGTATGCGGCTGGCGGTACAACAGATATGCTCGATATGCAGAGCGTTGCGGTAGTTATTGACGTTGACAATCTAACGCAGACGGACATCGTAAATATCCTGTCCAACAACGGAGCATGGAAAGGGTTGTACTACAAGAATGGTCAACTGTATATCAGCTTTAGCGCGGCGTTAGGCGGCGAACTGGCATTAGGCGGAGCGAATAATGGAAATGGTATCCTTGCGGTTTACAATGAGTCAGGTAATATATCATACAAATTAACTAGCAATGGAAATGTGTTCTATAACGAAACAGGACAATGCACCGCTGCATTAGTAGATGGAAAGATGCTTTTTCCGGACACTCCTTTTACAGTTACGACAGGTCAGTGGTCTAGTACGCAAAAAGGTTTTATCTATGGCTCAAAAGGTCTGAACCGGTTCAGCGGCCGCGTATACGGAAATGCAGACGGTACAGTTAAATTTGATTATACCACAGAATCTTTTGACGGATATTACGAACCTATATTTCTTGAAGATGATGAAATAAACGGCTTTTTTGATGTATTAAAAGCAACGAACTATTTAATAGCTAAAGAATTGATGGGATTACCGGATAGTGATGGAATAGTTAGGGTAAAAGTCACAAGTGCTATGGACGTTTCAAAAACACTCAGATTATACAATCTAACACACGTATCATCTGGTGGACATCTGGTTCTTTCACAAGACGGAGCAACGGTAGCTTATCTGTCCTCATCTTCCAAACGGTACAAAGATGTCCAGAAGAACCTTAAATGTATGGAACAATGGTATGATATAGAACCTGTTTGGGCGAAATACAAAAACGGTTATCTCGCGGACGATGATATTTTTAACGGAAAAAATATGCCAATGTTTCTAGCAGAAGACGTGGAAAAACATATGCCGGAAGCGGCGGTATACAACAAAGACGGCAAAATCGAGGACTGGAATTATCGTGTGATGATTCCGGCAATGTTCGCAATGTTGAAGCAGCAGAAATCGGAAATAGATTCTCTCAAACAAGAACTGGACGAAATCAAACAACTTTTGAGAAAGGAGTGATACCATGGCTTCATTAAAAACGGATGTGCTGAGTGCTTTGCCGGCGGCCACATCTTTGCAGAATACAGATTTGATTCCGGTCGGGACTGGTGCCGGAGCCACACTTAAAAAAATGACAGCTGCGGACTTGAGAAAAGCGTTATTTACATTTTCCGGAACAGGTTATGTGCTTCTCGAGGCAACTACGGTCAATGTAACTGCACCGTCGACAGCGGCAGGAAAATCCACCAGTGCAGTTACAGCCACATTTACCAAGAATGCGAATGCAGACCTGATAGTTCCAATTCAGAGAACGTCCGGTTGGCTGACCTGTACAGGAATATCCGTATCGGGAAATACGCTGACTACTTATTTCCTCAACACGACAACAGGAACACATTCTGGAGCGGCTACATTTTTGATATTGCAGCTTAAAAAAATCACAGTATAAGGAGGCAAAAGCATGGAAATCAAAGCAATTGATGTATCGTCAGATCAAGGCAAACCAGATTGGGCAAAAGTCGCAAAATCCGGCGTAAAAGCAGCAATCCTCAGAGTCCATCAGAGATATGGCGTAGATTCCTCGTTTGAACATAACTATAAAGGATGTAAACAGAGCGGTATTCTGGCAGGGGTATACAAATACAGTTATGCCTTAACACCGGCACAAGCTGTTGAAGAAGCTGAGAACGTGATCGAAGTACTGAACGGACGCGGACTGGACTTTCCAGTATTCTACGACCTTGAATGGAAACAGCAGAGAAGTCTTGGGAAACAGGCAATCGAGAATATTGCGGTTTCATTCTTGACCAGAATAAAAAAAGCCGGTTATAAAGTTGGTATTTATTGCAATATGGACTGGTATAATAATTACCTGTCCGACAACCTCAAGAAATATGACCTCTGGCTTGCAAGATATGCGAATAATGACGATGGAACTATTCCGGAACGACTCAGACCGTCCGTTGGTATCGGCTGGCAGTATTCAGAGAGCGGAAAAGTAGCAGGAATCAGTGCGAATGACGTTGATATGGATGTATTCTATACGGATTATCGGACGGAAAAGAAAGAAGAGGGAACAGTGAGTAAAACAAAATTACAGAAATTTACAGAACTCGGAGATTATTACGCCTCAAATGGTGGATACCTTGAAAAGAAAAGCAATGCTTATCTGGACGATTTTAAGAAGAATGCCGGATATAACAACTACACCAAGTTTGCTCGCGATGTAAATTCTTGGGGGCAGCCGGGTTGTCAGGCTCAGCCGTGGTGTGCAGAGTATCAGTTCTGGAAACTGGTAAAAATCCTTGGAATCGCCAGAGCATTAAAGATTATGGGCGGTGGTTTTTACAATTGCGTATCAATCACAAATCACGCTAAAACAAATGGAACATGGCATAAAGCACCAAAAGTAGGTGCGTTGATTATATTCCGTAACGGTTCCCATGTTG